ACTTGTTCTGCAGGAGTTAACTGTACATTATAGCGACTTCTTTCTCGTGCAGCTCTTTGTTCAGCTGCGACCCTTGCTTTTTCTGCATCTGCTGTTGTTTCTGCAACAGTGTCTACTTGAGTATTTAATGCCTCAAAAAGAGCGGGCGTATAACTAGTAACATTTTGTTCATAGGGGTTTGGAGTAGTTGGATCCATAGTAGTTGGTTCGGGCTCTCCATTTATCATACTTGCTAATCTTGCCATGAGTTATACCCTACTTAAATTTGATTTTGATCCACCGAAAGCTAAACCGCCACCAAAAGTTACATCTAAATCCTTTACACTTTTTGGAGCGTATTGAACAATACCCAACCCCGAGCCTGTTTGCCCTGGCTGTCCAGTAAAGTTCATACCAAGTTTGTCTATACTTATTTCTTGTGTACTTGGATCAAAATTAACCCCATACTCTGGCTCTTTAGACATATACCCCTTTATACCACCAAGGACGGTACTATATAAAGCTCCTTGCTTTGCAGCATCTCCCCTTTCTTCGGCAATAGCTGATCCAAGAGCTACTTGAGCTTCTTGTTTTACTTTACCTAATTCGTATCCCTCTTTAGTTCTTTGTACATCAGAGAGTTCGCCTGCTAACTGAATATCTCCTTTAGCTTCATCAATTGCAGCCAGCCTTCTTCCAGTAGTAGCGTCTGCAACAGCGTTTGAAACAAGCTGAGCCGTAGTTGCTACGTTTTTAGCAATACCATAATCAGTAACTCCTGCTAAACGAGACTCTCTATCTGCTGCTAAAATACCCTGAGCAGTGCCAGTTCGTTCAATAGCTTCTTGTTCTTGCCTTTGTTTAAGTCTTGTAGTTAAAACATTTTCCAAGTCAGAAACTTGCTGATTTAATTTAACTTCCATCTGCCTTTCAGCTTCTGGCTTGTCTAAAAATCTACCTTTTTTAACTTTTCTTCTGCTCATAACTCTTTTCTAAAAGTATAGGTTACTAATTCATAATTAAACTTTTTAGCGGTTTTTTGCCAGCCTTTTCGGCTAGTCTCAAATTCAATTGCAACTGCTCCTAGAGAGTCTGCAAGCTTTTCTAAAAAGTCAAATCCAACTTTTATATAATTATACTCTGGTTTTTGATAACTTGCCCAAACAAAAAGAGTTCCTTCTCCACTTGGATCTGTTATAAATTGTGTTATAACAAACCCTATATACACGTCTTCTTTGTAAAACATATACAAAGTTGACTTACCCTCTCTTAGGGAAAAATAAATGTCAGGTATTATCCAATCAGAGTAACTTTTTTCTCTAATCTTTTGAAGATGTGGTTCTATCTTTATAAAAGAATACTTTAGCTCAGTATTTGGAATTTGTTCAATAGAAATTCCATTAATAGTCAATCTCTGAACCATATCTCTTATACCTTTTACGCGGAGATAATCCTACTCCTCGGTATTTAACTAATCTTCTAACGCCAAGATCGCCGGATCTAGCTCTTTGTTCGGCTTGTGCCACTTCCTGGTTAAATAAAGCTAAGTAATCTGAGGCAGCCCTCGGGTCACTCCAATCTCTTGCGGGAATACGTAGTAATCTATATAACGCACCATAAATAATCCCATCTCTATAGTCATTTGAAAAATCGGTATCAATATTATTTGATGTTCTTGTAGGTTTTAAAGCTACACTCAACTGCAATCCGTTTGTAACTGCACTATTTGGAACAGGTACAACCCAAAATAGGTTTGGGCTTTTTTGTAGGTACACTTGAGGTAAAGCTGTTTTGTTTCTCCAATCGGGGTAGTTTAACTCTAAGCTTCTTGGACTTATAGGGTCTAAATCATCACCATCGTAAGTCATCCATAAAATAGAATGTACATCTGTACCGGTTGGTTGATCAAACTCGTATTCGTAAACACCACTTATAGTGGTAATTGGATCAAGATCATACACATATGCTTTGGATCTTTCACAAAGTTCAATGGTCGCTGATCTTAAATTAGATAATACAAGAGTATCAGGACAGTTTGGCACATATGGTAAAATTTCTCTTATTAATGTGCTAAATGCTGCCACCTATTAAACTCCTGGAATTTGGGGTGGTATATTTGTAGTTGCCAAACGGTCAGAGTTTGGGTTAATTGTAATTTGAGCTTGACCACCACCACTCAAACTTGCAGTAAACAATTGATAATGTGTACCAGCTCTTTGTTGATTTCCTGCAAACTCTGCATCTTTTAAATAGGCTTTATATAAAACAAAATCTATAATGGCATTTGCATAAATATCATCCAAGCTGATTGGATCAGACGTGGCACTTAAATCAGTAGGAGACCCAGAATAAACAATTTCTATGTATGCACTCCCAGATATACCAGGATATACATAAAACTTTTTAGGATCATCTGGATCAAAAGCATAGTGCTTTACATTTGTACCATGCGCAGCATCGCCAGTTACAGTTGGGTCATGCCAATCGGGTTCTTGAGAATCCAAAATATCTACATCTACAATTCGTATTGCTCTTTTACCAGTAGCATCTGAGGCTGCACCTGACATATTTCTAGTCACTTTAATAAGACGCAGTCCGCCGGAAGGCAACGATTGTTCCGTTCCTGTAGCCAAAGTTACATTAGCATGAGTAGCAGAAGCCTCTGGTTTAAAATTAACTATCTCCCTTTGAGCATCATTAATATACCTAAGAAGTTCTGCTTCAGGCCAACGTACACTTGTAGTGTCTTGTAAAGTATCTTGAATACGATCAATTAAATTTGCGCCAGTTAATGTTCCCATAATTATTTACTTTTTTTTGTAGTTTTCTTTTTTACCACTTTTTCAACTATAGGTTCTACTTCTTCCGTAATTTCAACCTCGATTTTATTAATAGGTTCGCTTGGTTTTTTATCTTTTATTTCTTCTACTCTTTTACAACCTTCTTGTAAGCAAACCAACCCAATATCATCTCCAACATTTTTTGGAACTCCTGCTTCTAGTCTAATGGAAGCGCCCCAAGTTGTTGAGATATATTTGTCAGTATCTGAAACTATTTTCACTTTTTTCTCCTAATAAAAGCTGGGTGGCTCGAAATTGAACCACCCAAAAAAACATACTTAGTATGCAACATCCAGTCTAATAACACCGAAGTCTTCAGTTGAACCATTATAGTCACTGTTGAACTTAGGCTTTTTAAGACCAAAAATCTTACCAATGGAGATACCATTTTGGTTTCCATAGTCGAAGGTATCTTCAACAATTTCAGGAAGACCAATATCAGCCATAGCAAGGGCTTGTGCTCCACAGAATAAAGCAGCAGAACCGTTGATGTTAGCATCAGCGCCCCACTTATATCCAGCAGAACCGGCATTTGAAGATGTTCCAGTAAGAGCGTTAGCTGTGTTAAACACATGTCTAAACTCGTGGATCATAACTCCATCAACCATTAAGCTTGAAGAACCTGAGAACAATGAGTTGCTTGGTCCTCTTACGCCAGCGTTTCTTACGTTAGCAAGAAAATCTGAGTCAAGTTTAAGGTCGGCCATTACTTGTGGAGATACAAAAAGGTGATAAACCTCTTCTCCACCAGCACCTCTTACGCCTCTGATGTAATTATCTTTAGCATAAGCTTTTAGAGCAACGATACATTCATAAGTAATGGTATCTGCAGCTGCTACAGCAGTTACATCACCAGCTACTAATCCTGAAGTTGCATCCCATCTTCTATGTCTGTTAGAAGTTGGTGCTGTTACATCACTTCCAAACGCAAGGTCACCAAGGTTCTGTCCAGAAGATAGGACAGGTCTTAATGCACCACTGTTTTTAAGTGTGTAGTTAATACCAGAAAGCGTTAAAAACGCTAATTGGTCGATACGATCAGCCATTGCATACGCAAGAGCGTCTCTTGAGTGCTCACGAAAGTTTACAACGGATTTTTGATCAGCTAATCTACCAGCAAGTCTATTAGCGAATCTTAATTGATCCAATTGTACGACGATGTCGTAGGCTCTTAATGTTTCTTCATTACCTTCAAGAGTGTTGTCCCCAACAATACCGTCACCAGACATGTCGGCAAGAAGTGTTAATACAGCTCTTGCTCCCTTTTCTGATTGAGTAAGCTCAGATATTCTCTGAACCATAGCGTTAGGTCCGCTACCCGCGAATTGGTTAATGAAGGACATATTCCTAGCAACACGCCAAAAATCACGAGACCAGATAGTAAGCTGTTCACTGGTCAGTGATGAGAAGTTTGTATTAGCCATTTGTGGCGTCCTCCAAAATTAAATTAAAAATTAACTAACCAGTCGCTTTTCTATTGTGGGCCGACTAATTTACCCGTATACCCTTTATCGTTGGGACACGTTTTCGTGTTTTAACGATCACGACATCTGCCAGATTTACGCCATGACAGGCGAAAACGTCTGTTAACGGAACGACCCGTGCTAAATATCGCTTTAGCGTGCGAACTTATATGTTATACCAACTATGTACCAAAGTCACCACGTAATCTTCGTAGGGTTTCTTCCGGCAAAGCAGCAAATTCATCTTCGGATAATTTAAGTAAATCTACTTTTTTCTCTCCTCTCGCACCTTCACCCTTCATTTGAGGGGGTTGAGAGTCAGCAGCTTGTAATTTTTTACTTATATTTGCTACTTTTTGTTTATTTTGTACCTCTGTATCAACTTTTTGTACTGGTTTTACAGGTGCTGGATTAAATAAACCCGGTTGTTTAGCAGCTAAAGTATAATTTGTAGCTTTTTCTAACGCGTCTGCAGGCGAGTAGCCCTGAGTCATAAACGCATTACGCAATTCGATGACCTCAGTTTGTAAATCAACATTAAAATCAGCACTATTTTCATTTAAAACAGAGTATTTAGCCTCAATTTCAGCTGCTTTTGCTTGTAAAGCCGTCATTTCCTGACTTTGTTGCACTGTTTGACCCATTTTTTGCTGAACTTCAAACATAAACTGTTCTTTTTCAGCGTTTCTTATTTCATTTCTAAGATTCACGGCCCTTTCAGACTCTCCATCAAGCACTAACTGCTGATATTCTGCTTCTTTTGAAGCAAAATCATACTCAGGGGCGTTTTCTACCTGCTGTTGTTTAGCTTTGTTTATTTCATCTAGCTGTTTTTGTAAAGCTTTTTGTTTTGCTAGCACCTCATCTAATCTAGATTTTGGCACCATGGGGGGTTTTTGTGAATTTACTTCTTGGGTAAAGTCCTCATTGCTTCCTTCAATTGACTGAAGATTTGGTTGTGGAGTTCCTTCGCCCTCTCCATCCACGCTTTCTTTGCTATTAGTTTCTGGCTCTGAAGATTCTTCCTCTTCTCCTTGCTGTTCAACTTCTTCTTCAACAACTTCTTCCTCTGGAAGAGAGTTAGTTTCTTCTGAGACTTTTTCATTTACTTCTTCCTCCTTGGGTTCGTCTTCAAAATTTAAATCAACTTCAAATGGTTTTACATCTTCTTCGGATATGGCATCTGCCCCTGGCATTCTGTCCATAACCAATTCATTTACATTATTTTCTTCTTTCTTAGCCATACTTAATTACCTCCTGTAGGTCTGGGTTTCATGGCAGCGGTTGCAATTTTTGCAGCCGCAGTGGTTTCACTTTGCTCCCTTCTAACATCATTTGTCATGCCAGAAAGTCGCTCCCTTAAATCAAGTTCCTCTCTCTTCATTTGAAGTTTACTTTGTAGCTCAGCCACTTTAACTTGTGGCTCTGTAACTTCACCTTGAGCTTTAGCCATATTAAGCTGAGCTTCAGATTGTAGTCTTGAAACTTCTGCTTCAAGTTTTGCAATTTCGAGTTGTGTTTGAGCAATAGCTGCTTCAGCCTGGAATTGTTGTACTTGAAGTTCAGCTTCTGTTGGAGGATTAGTTCCTTGCATAGCTCTAATACGTTGTGCAATTTCACCTTTGCGTTGTAGCTGTGAGTATTCAACAATAAGGTCATCTGGAATAGGGACTCCAACTTTTCTAAGTTCTATAGCTTGTGCAAACTGGGTATCTTCAAAAGTATCTCTGGAAGGCATAGTGCTAATAATTACTTCATACTCCCCCAAAGTTAAATCATTAACAATTTTACCTTCGGGTGTAACTTGGTTAACTACCAAAGGAACACTTGGTTTCATAGGATCATTTTCATCTGTGATTTGAATGATTCTTTCTTCTGTGTAGTAATGTTGTACTAACTCTAAAACTTTTTCTGCTAAGTAGTACCTTGTTTTTCTTAGATTATCAAGCGGTACTTGGATCATCAACACGCCGCGATTCTGTTTTGCTTGAATCGCAATACCAGAAACTTCAGCGCCATCCGTACCCAACATAGCGTCAGAAATACCACTTATAGTTTTAATGTTGAGTGCAGCTTTTTGGCTGATTCTGTCTAGACCGGTGGGAATCTGATTCGGAGGTATTTTTCCAGGGGGAGTGGAACCTCGATTATATTCGAGTACCAACCCAGTTTCCGCACCGTGTTCTTCTAGATCATCCGCTGTCATCCCAGTCAGCGAACCCGATTCTACAATCCAACCGCTGTTGGCTGTAGTGTTAACTATGTGTAATTCTTGTGATGAAATTTTATTTAATTGTTCTTGTGGTGATAAAAGATTTCTTACCATACCAAAAGGTTTACCTCTCCTCCAATATGGAAAATAAGGAACCAACGTAAAAGAAGTATAAGGAGACCAATCGTCGAATAATACTACAGTGTCCGCGGTCACCGTCCAACGGACTTTTTTAATTTGTTTTTTAATTATGTATAAACCAAACTCATCTGCAAACTTCTTATATTTTTTCTCATCCCAGTTATATGGAATTTCTCTCTTATCTCCCGTAACTGGATCAACATAAAACATGCAATCCTTTAATTTATAGTGTTGTCTTTCTACAACTCGAATTGCTCTTAATGCTCTAGCTTCTTCTGGGTTAGTTGGATAGTCGCTTGAATATTCTCCGCTATAGGTATCACCATATCTTTCTTCTTCATACTCAATAGAATCAGAACCTAATGTTGATCCAACTTCTGCAATGGTTCGTAACTTATCTGCCTTTGCTTGACCGTAAAGTTCTTCAATATCATCTATGCTCATCCACTTGGTTTCAAAAATTTCTTTCCAAGTTTTTGGGTCATATTCTTTTGCATCTGGATCAATGAGAATATCTAGTGGGTCTTTTTGGACAACTCTAACTTCACCTTTAATGTGATCAGAAAAATCTATTCTTACATCAAACCAACCTCGATCTTGAATAAGACCATCTGAAAAAACTTGGGATTCAATCCACTCTAGTTTGTTGTTATCTGAAATTTGTAAAAAAAGTTTAGTAAGGACATTTGCAGTTTCTTGTACGCCCGAACCGCGGGGCTTAAATTGTACATCTGCTCTTCGCGTACTCTGTTCACCAATAACGGTATTAATAGTAGGAAGAATAGTATTAATAGTAAGCGCGGGACGACCCTGATCATCCAATGCGGCTATATCAGCTTCGTCCCACTGCTCGCCCCGGTAAAAGGCATCGCATTGTTTTGCAATTTCAATATAATCTGTGTGACCGTTGTCTCTCGCTCTTGTATACGCTTCCCATTGTCTACGTGCAAGGTTTGCTTCTTCTGCCGCGTCTAATTTTTCTTTTGGTTTTTTATATTCTGCCATTAAGCACTCATTGAAGATTTATGTTTAACACCTTTGGTCAAATATCTTAATTTATCTCTCCATGATGAAACTTGCTCCGGTCTTTCATAGAACGTAGCAAATTCAGTCATCATTAGTCCTATCCACGCTAATGCATCGACTTGGTCATCGTGTGTACCATTCGGGAAACGCAAAAGTTCTGCGACCATTGGTCCAGTCCAAATGGCATCCTTCGGAAAGTATACCATACCTTGTTGCATTCTACCCTGTATTGCACGAGCTCTTGCTTCTTTATCTCTTTTGCCTACTTTTAAATCTTTAAAGTACGCTTCATTTAATCCCCGTTCCCGAGTTCTTTTCTGTAGAAACGGACCGAGAGCCATTTCAATATGTCCTCTCTCTATGCCTACTATACTCGGGCGCCACGTTTCGTACAAGTCTAAAATTTGTTCAACTAATTCAAAGCCATCGTATTTACCGCGAACGACATCAACCACATATAAAGTATCATATTCATCGACACCGACAACAATACCAACTGAGTAATCGTTCCGGTCACGCTGTCCGATCGCAAGATCCCACGCACAATAGTAGTTAAGATGTGAAGTATCAATTTCATCAAAGTCGTAATATCTAATCATTTCTCGGCTGAAATAATCGCCTTCATCGGATACCGGATTCTGTTGATACAGAGCAGACCAATCTCGGGGACCGATGGCTTTCCTTATCTGCTCGAGAGCGTCGACATTATATCTTTCCGGATGTAAACTTTCACCAACTTTTCTATATTTTTCATCTTCTTCTGCAATCGCTGGGTACTTAATTACTTCCCACTGATCCGCACCGTCTTCTGCTTGTCTTAACAACTTACCCGCCAAGTCATCGTCGTGCCATCTTGTAAGAATAACTAAGATCCCCCCACCCGGAGACAAACGGGTATACGCGGTTGACGTGTACCAATCCCAGGTCGCTTCGCGGTTGTTTTCCGATTCTGCATCTTCACGGTTTTTTACAGGGTCATCGATCACCAAAATGTTTGCACCTTTACCTGTAATACCTCCCCCAACACCAGCAGCTACGTAACCACCACCGCGAGTCGTTTGCCACGATTCTACTGACTGAGAATCTTTATCGAGCCTAGATTTTTCAAACACATTTTTGTATACTGGCTCTCTTAATAATTGACGCACTTTTCTTGAGAAATTCATCGCAAGAGAA